TTATTTGTGATCCTATTGCTTTTAACCAAGATCCAATATCTGGCGCCACGTGGGCAGATACCTTCTACCGTCGAGGCATCAACGTAGTTCCTGCACCAAAAGAACTTACTTACGGTATCGTCGCTACAAAGCAAGCCCTCGCCAACAAAGGCGATACTTCTTTATTCTTTTCCTCTTCTTTATCTACAACTCTTTACGAGTTTGATACCTATTGCTGGGACACTAAAAAGGAAAACAAGGTGCGTGACGCCAACGACCACATGATGGAGTGCCTCTATCGCCTTGTCATTTCCGGACTTGACTATGTTGACCCAGTCGCCGATAACTCCTTCAACCCCAACCACATCATCCCATTTTCCGGCGATAAGTCCATTCCCCGCTTTGCCGACACCCGCGAGTGGATGAAAAATGTTGCATAATTTCCTTGCCTTCCTCCCTTTCCGCCTTACCTTTCCCCTTCATGGCCATTCCTCTTTCCAAACGGCTTTCTGCCTCCGACCCTGATGAGCTTCTCACAAAGCTCCTCTCTTCCATCCGTCGCGATCTCCGCCGTTCCCGTAACGACATGGCCAAGAATTACCGTCAATGGGACAAGAACCTCGACACCTACCGGTCGGTCATTGTCGATGACCCAGATGACCGCCGAGCGAAGCAGAAACGTGAGCCAAGTAAGCAGACGATTCCGCTGTCTTATGCCCAGGTGAATACTTTTGTTACTTATGTCGTTCTGCTCTATACGCAGAATCCGAAGATTTTTGAGATGACTGCCACAGGCACTGAAGATTTCGATCTTCGGGATGTGAGTGAGTCAATTGTTGATCGTGAGGTTCGGAACAACCAATACATGGCTGTGTTGACGCAGTTTCTTTTGGACATCGCCCGAATGAATCTTGGGGTTATGAAGACTTCGTGGACAGACCACACGATTGAGGTGGAAGATGAAAGTGCGTCGGTTGAGTTTGATGAGAATGGTGAGACGCTTGGTGGAGCTGTGACGGAAGAAGTCACCGTTTATGAGGGTTCCAAGGTTTATAACATTTCCCCTTTTAATTGGTTCCCGGACACGCGGTTGCCCATGATTCGCTGGCGGGAAGGGCAGTTTTGTGCAGATGAAACCGCCTTCCATATCGCTGAGGTTAAGGACTGGGACGATGTCTATGGCACGGAACACATCCTCCCAATGGACCGCGAGACTTGGAAGAACCGTGGCACGACTCGGTTGGCTGAAGTTGACCCGACAATGAAGCGGAAAGAATCAGAGGACGACTTCATGGTCTGCATCACCGAGGTCCAGCTCTGGCTGGTCCCGGCTAAGTATGAACTTTCTAAGTCGAAGAACCGCGAGCTGTGGAAAATCTGCCTTGCGAATGACAACCGCATTATCTCCGCCGAGCATCTTGAAGACGCCAACATGGGGTTCTCTTACGATGCCGCTACGATGGCTCCCGATCAGCATTCGGAACTCTCCGACTCCCTTTCCTCCCTTATTGATTCCCTCCAGGAAACAGTCACTTGGCTGATCAATTCCCGCATCGCAGCCGTTCGGAAGAATATCGAATCCCAACTTGTCGTTTCCCAACAGCACATCGAACTTTCCGATCTAGAGTCCCGCGCGCCCTTCATTCGGCTTAAGAAGTCCGCACCGGCCGCCCTTGGCGTTGATAAGTTCATCCAGCAGCTCCGCACTACCGACCCAACCACCACCCACTTCTCCGACACTGAGACGCTCATGCGGATTATGGAGATGGTTTCTGGCGTCAACGGCAACGCCATGGGGCAATTCGCTACCGGCCGCCGCACAGCCACCGAAGCCCGCAATGTCCAAGGCGGTGCCGCTGGCCGCATGAAGCTTATTGCTTCCACAATCTTTTCCACAGCCCTTGCGCCCCAGGGAAAGCGCTTTTTGATCAATGCCCGCCAGTGGATGTCCTACGAAACCTATGAAAAGATCCTCGGTCTCGCAGATGCAGAGCTCACTTACAATGAATTCCACGCAGATCGCTGGTATTCCCTCGTCGGCAGTGAGGACTTCTTTGTATTCGACGCGACTTCCGCCTCCGAAAAGAACTTCATGGCCCAATCCCTGCAGGAGTTTGCCATCGCTTTGATGTCCAACCCAGAAGTTCTCGCCACTTCCGGTCTCAATGTTCTCGATATGCTCAAGGAAATCCAAGCACTTCGAGGCTCAAAGAACCTAGACCGCTTCAAAACCGCCATCCCAAATGTCCAATCCCCTCCTATTATCCCCGGTGGAGTTCCAGCAAGCCCAGCTTTCGCCGGACCAAATCCAGTCCAGCCTCAAATCCCTGGATGAATTCCTTTCGTCAACCGCAGCTAAGGTCTATTCCCATGAAAAGCAAGCCGCTATCTTGGAACTAACCCGCAACGTCACTGACATGATACCTTCTTCGATCGAAGCTTTTTTCGGTCGGGAACAGATGATCGGGAAGTTATCTTCCCTTATCTGCGAGCTAGACGCTTTGAGTGATCTCAGAGCTTCGCTGCTTCAAACCCAACAAACCCAGATAGAAAACCACAAAAAATGAAACTCCCTTGGCTACTCCACACCCCACTCTTTGCTCCTGCTGATGATCTCGGCGGTGGGTCAGGTGGGAATACCGACAATGACGACGACGATCTCGACAGCGACGATGATGATCTTGATGATGATCTCGATGATGACGATGATACTGACACGCCAGCCAAGGGCGGTGGATTTGATGCAAGTGCGCTGTCGCGCGGGATTGTTGATGGGCTGACTCCGCTTTTGCGCCAGCCACAGCAGCAGATGTCACAGGAAGACGCCCTTAAACAGGTGCGTGTTTCGGTTGACGAACAGTTGATTACGCTTATGCGTGACCCGGAAACTCCTCCAGCAAAGGCGCAAGCCGCGATGCAGGCGTTGATGGATAATATGATGCAGCGGAGCTTACAGCTTTCCGGTGCAGCTTACAAAGCTGAGTTCGCTCAGGTTACTCCACAGATTCAGGCCCTTCAACAGGCCCATCAGGAGCAGCAAATTACTGGTCTTATTAATGAGACTATGCGTAAGTTCCCAGCGTTGAAGGGTAAGGCCCAGGTGGTCCGCCGTGCGCTGAATGAACTTGGGCAACAGGGGATTACACCCCGCTCTAAAACGGAAGCGATGAAGCTTCTGGCTAAACAAGCCGGACGGACTATCCGTCAGATCGACCCAAACTTTTCACTGAAAACTCAGAAGTCCTCTAACTTTGTCTCACCGCGTTCGGGTGGGGGTGGCGGACGGCAGCAAACCGGGGGAAAGCCTGCATGGGCTAACCTGTTCGGTTAATAACAACAACAACGTAAAGAAAAAATAACACTATGGCAGTTCTTGGATTAGGTTCATCGGCGACCAGCGAAAGCTATTGGTCGGAAAAAGCAAGACGCGCAGTTTTGCATCAGTATCCTCAGGGGAAAGCTCCTCTGATGTATCTTCTTTCACTCATGGAAGATGAAGAAACGGACAAACCGAAATTCGGTTGGTGGGAAGAGCGTGATAAGTGTATCCGCACGACGACTGTGGTCAAGCCAACGAAGACAGGAACCTATGCAGACTCCGATCTCACGGAAGTTGCCGACGGTTTCACCTTCACGGCAGGCACGGTGTATTCGTTCTACGCAACGGACTCAACTCAGTTTGTGGTCAATGACCTCATTTGGATTCGCAATGCTCCACAGGCAACTACTGCAACCACTTTGCTCCAGCTTCGTGGTCGTGTGACGGCTGTGGGCAATGGCACAACCGCTGCGCTTTCCTGGGTTAAGTTCCAGGCGCTGGAAACGGTTGCTGACGTCAGCAACGCGGCTGATTCCCTGGGAATCTATGTCTATATGTATGGCTCTTCCGCGCCTGAGGGCGACCGTAGCCGTGCTGGTAGCATTTCCTTCCCGCTGGAAATCGAGAACTACACTCAGATTTTCCGTCATACCGTTGGTCCTTTCTCACGCACAGCCCTCAAGGCTGGTGTGCGCTTTGACTCCACAGGGCTTTACAAGGAAACCGCGCACCGCGTGGCCCTTCGTCATATGAAGTCGATGGAACTTACCGCCCTCCGTGGTGTCCGTGCTAATCAGACTGTCACCAACCAAGATGGCGATACCGTCCCGGAATACAAAACCGGTGGTATTGAGTGGTTCCTGCGTCAGTGGGAACTTCGTAATGTCATCAACGGCGGTGCATTCAACTACGCCCTTGGCGAGACTTCTGTCGCGGCTGGAGCTTGGCGCACTGCTGACGAGAAGCGTATCATTGACGTTAACGGTGCTATCACTGTTGACGAATTCGAGATGCTGATCGAGCGCGCGTTCCGCTTTACCAACGACACGACCTTCGAAAAACTCTGCCTCTGTGGTAACGGGTTCCTTTCGATGTTCAACAAAATGGTCAAGCAGTGCTCCTATAAAGTCACCGAACTTGAAAGCAAGGAAGCTTTCGGGATGAACATGACTCGCTGGGTTTCTCCTTGGGGCACCCTGTTGTTCAAAACGCATCCTCTTCTCAACGAAGTCGACACGTTCCGCAACGATGCCTACATCCTCGACACAGGTAACCTCTCCTATCGCCCTCTGGCTGATTCGGACACCGAACTCCTCACAAACCGTCAGAACACAGATTCCGACGGCCGTAAGGACGAGTGGCTGACTGAAGCTGGTATCGAAGTTCACTTCCCTGAGTCCCACATGTTCATCCAGAACGTAACCAACGTCACTGAATAATCCCTATGGCTACCCTCACCACATCTGGCGTAACGCTGGTTAAGGCGAGAACGGTGCCTTCCACCACCGGCAAGACGAAAATCCGCGAGCTTACCCTCGTCCTTTCGTCTGCCGGTGATGGAGTAACCATCCCGGCCTCAGTTCTAGGATTCACTCGAATCATCCGCTCCTCAATGGCGCAGAAGTCCGATGACACCCTTGCCTTCCCAACTTGCCCGTCCTACGCGGGCACCTATCTCTTCGTGTATAACCTCGCGGTTACCACCGATGCAGATCGTCCAAAACCTGTCGCAGTCTCTCACACCGTTCGCGTGTGTGTTGAAGGCGTCTAACCCCACCACCACAATGCCTAAAAAAGTAATGTCATATTCTGACTCCGTTCCAGCTGGGCGCGACGTCAAGGACACCAACCAGCTCTCCACAACCGCTCGTGAAAAGAACGCGACCGGAACGAATACCCAAAAGCGCGCCACCACCAAGCATAAAGCTTTTGGTGCTATGGGCGGCCAGGGTCATCCGTAAAGTAAAATAACCGAGGTAACCGCGTATGCCGACACTTTCAAATCTACAAAACCAAATTGCAATGTATCTCAAGAAGTCGTTAGTCGATTTCGACGTCACTGGAGATGCGGAGCAAAATCTTGTGCTTATGGCGTTAAACAACGCACGAAAGCACGCGGAAAGGTTGCATGATTTTTCAGTTTGTCGGCAGCGCGGTTACTTCTCTTTTACGAATAAGACCGCTTGGGATAGCCCGACGTGGTATGATGGGGCAACGGGAAAGTTGAGGAAGGGAAAGTTGTGGGATTTGCGCACTGAGGGAGAAATCTCAAGTGAGTTTGTCGGAACAAATATCCCGTTGAGAATGGTGCGGAGTGATACGAAGCATCAGTTGGAAAGCCGTCGGGCGTATGACGCTGCGGTTAGTGATTTTGAACGGCGGGCGTTGCCTGATTCGACGCTGTTGTTTGATCATCCTTTTTTGAATCAGGTTTATATAATGACTCGTGGGAAGTGGTTGGAATATTATCCATTTTCTAGTGAGGTGAAGAATGTTATGGTGGATGGGTATCGGTGGTGGCCCACGTGGACTGACACAGGAACTAATGATTTCTCAGCCACGACAACGGGAAGTGCAAATGCAACTCCGCCGACACTGGTTAGCGTTTCAATTCCGCAGGCTGATCTGGAGATTCCAGGCCGTCGGCGGTTGGATGTGTCTTGCGCACCAGAAGGAATGTCAAGTGCGGTGACTTGGGGCTTTGAGTATAACGCAGGCAGTGAGATTTATCGTCCTATTGGGACTGTTATGTCTTTTGAAGTCACAACGGCTACGACCTTGTGGGCGGCTCGGACTGACATCATGGCAACTTTGACTAATAATGGGTTTACTTGTTCGGTTGTTGGGACAGATCTGGTGATTGAGCGATTGGTCACAACGGGAAGTTTAGCCTGGGAGAATTACACGATTGGACAAATTGCAGGAACCGCCACCGACTGGTGGACGGAAAACGCAAATGAGTAT